TCTCCTTTGCGGAGAGCCCATAGGTGTCGTTGAGCGGCGGCGAAATAGCGATTTTCGGCGTCGTCGAGTAGTTTCCAATTATCCCTAGAATATTTGTTTTTGCCGTATGTGAGCGCCTTTACTGTTTCATCAAGAGCATGTGGAGGAATTAGACTATAGTCGGGTTTTTCCGAATCATACTTAACTCCAACTTCGGCATTTGTTTTTTTCATAGGGAAGAAATGCGGCAACAGCTTTTACACTGTTGCCGCATATTTAACTTAGCAATTAGCCGTTCTTACGTGGGGTACCAAGGCGATAGCGATTGATGCGCTCGCCAGTACGGGTCTTGCGTGGGTTAAGGTAGATTGCAAGACCGTGGTCGTTGCGAAGCGAGCTGATGACACGACTTGGGTCAGCAATACCAGCCTTACGTGCTTCGGCAGCGGAGAATTCATGACCTTGCTCAAGGAAAGCATAGAGAGCTTCCTTTTGAGTCATGTTCTTAACGAGACGTGCCAACTTGGTTGTTTCAATTTTAGTCATATTATATGTTTTCTGTTTCAATTATGTTTATTCAGTTTTGGTCTATAGATTCATGGTTTAGCGTAGACCAACCGCTAAAGTGTTTAAAATGGTGGTTCTTCTGGTGTTTGAGTTTCAGTTGCAGAGGTTGCTTCAGCCTGAATTTGGTTGCTGTCAATCTTGGTGTAAAGATCGAGAAATGCTTCACGAGTTTCAGTTTCAAATCGAGCAATACACATTCCAATTGCGGTCAAACGATCGTGGAAGATGCTATAAGCCTTGACAATATGACACAAGCGACGAGTTGAGATGAGTTCATCAACCCCTTCTGCATCATATGTTTTGCGAATAACGCTGCTCCATGCAACAAGCTTATCAACAAATTCATTGTCATCAACTTTGAAATACTCCATATGTTTGCTGATGATGTTGCGTTCAACCTTGTAAGGAGGATATGGTTGATCAATTGTAGCCACAAATCGTTCAATAAAGGCTTCATCAATAATGTTGGCCGCGCTGTAGCGGCCGTCATCTGACCCCCGGCCCTTGGTGTTTGCAGTAGCAATCACATTGAACCCTTGGGCCGGGGTGACGACTTCACCAACCTTTTTGATTAGGATTGGTTTTCCTTCAAGCACCCCCTGAAGACACATAATCTTATTGCTGCCACGATCAAGCTCATCAATGAGCAAGATACAACCTCGCTCCATGGCTTTTACCACAGGACCTTTTTGGAATACAGTCTCGCCATTTATCAAGCGAAAACCACCAATTAGATCATCTTCATCAGTCTCAGGGGAGATTTGTACTCGAATATACTCGCGTTTGAGTTTGGCGCAAGCTTGTTCAACCATCATAGTTTTGCCATTGCCTGACATACCAGAGATATAGAGCGGAAAAAACATTCGTGATTCAATAATTTTTTGAATGGTTTTATATTCACCCCATTTAACAAAGGTATGGTCATTTTCAGGAATGAAGATTTCATCATTCGAGACCGAAGCCACTGCACAAGCAAGTTTCATTGCATGCTGAGGAACTTCCTGCACTGAGACTGGTGCGGTTGGAATGCTTGACTCTGTATCGAGCAGTCCAGAGATGTCAAATTTACCACGACCAACTTTTCGCGCACGCTTGATAAAGACTTCATCAATTTCCCTAAACTTTAGGGAATGGGTCCGACCAGCGTCAAAAATTGTCTTGCTAGAGACAGATTTTGGATCATTGTTAGCAAACAATTCTTTGAGGACAGATGCTTTTTGTTCGTTTGTCATATTTTTGTATGTTGTGGTTGCTTTTGCTTACAGGATGATTATACACTAAAATTCACGATTTGTACATAAGAAAATGATAAAAAACTCACTTTTTTTCACTTTTATGCAATAAACTCAGCAAATTTATTCAAAAACACTCTAGAAACACGTTTTTCAGTATTGAATTTAGCAAAATCCTTGGCAATTTTATTTTGTGACGAGTTGTCAGTCACGTCCTTTGAGAAGCCTTCACTCACAAACTCGTCACCATCTTCGGTAATATCGAGTCCATTTTTAGAGTCGAAGACAAAATATGCATCATAGCCAAATCCATTTTGAATAGCAAGACACTTTTCTTTCCTAGCAATCTTTTGTAGTGCATTAAACTCGATCACAGCATCTGACCATGAAAGATCACGTTTGCGGCTACGAAGAGCAGTGATGCAGTTATTTTTATAGTCTGACTTGTAGTTAGCTACAAAGAAACCAATTACTGTGGTATCACATGTCCTCTTGAGGCTCATGACGAGATCACGGTAGAGGCTTCGGATAGAGTGATTAGTAGACATCTCGATATTCTTACCATAGAGTGGCAACACTTTGGTCGCGTTCCAGGGACGAGGGTTTGTGTGTTCATACTCTTCACCTACGTTATTTTTACGATAGCGCGGAGGGCATGAATCGCCGTCAGTTAAAAAGATTGTGTTCATCTTTTGAACCTTGTAGTTGTCACGAAAGCGGCGAACAATCTCGTGAGCAATAATAATAGTTTCATTGAGAGGTGTACCATTCATAACTTCATATTTGCTGTTAAATGCAAGTTCGCCACGACCATAAGAATCACGATAGATAGTCTGAGCTTTGAGTTCGCGACACGCAGTTTCAAACTCAGAGCGAGCCATGCGTGAGTGCAATAGTTGAAATATAATGGTGTCAGAAAAGTCAAGATTGTAGCCAGGCAATGGACACTGTGATTCACTAGGATTGTGATAGCGACTTGTGAATCCATAGACTTCAAAAGGGATGCCGACCGCTTTACAAAATGTCACAAGTTGAAGAGCCTGAACGATCACTCGACCTATTGTATCACGCATCGAACCAGAATAGTCGATAAAAAATACCATGCCGTGGTTTTTAGCGTCTGCGAGTCGAGTGACACTCTTAAAGATCTGATCTTCAAAGCGATAGGAATGCAAGCGATTGACGTCTAGCGCTCCAGTAGTAGACCGAGTTGCCCGGCTATATTGGTATGCTGCCTTGCGACGTTCAAACTCTTTGACGAGAATTGCAACGTGTTTTTTAGTAGATGCAGCAAACTCTGTCCAGTCTTGAACAACTTGTTCGTTTGTCATAATGGCCGAGTAGCGATATTCATCATGACGACGAGCAGCCATAATCTCTTTTACTGGAATGATAGCTGACATCATGTCCTGGACATAAGGCTTGTTGCACATTATATGAGTTGTTTCACGAACCTGCATGTCTTGCAGATTTTTTTCAACCTCACGCATAGTTTTAGATTGTAGTTCTTGAACAACTGATGAATGACCTCCCTCATTTCCAGAGCCTTGTGAATCAGAAGAGTTGTCGTTATCAAGCGGCTTTGAACTCGACATTGGATTTTGGCCCTCTTGATCAGTTTGTTGAGAAGACTGTTCGTCACCATTATCTGAAGATTCATTTGAAGATTCGTCTGAAGATGTGTCGCTGTCTCGTTCATTGCCTCGCGAATCTGAATTTGAAGAATCTTGACCTTGTGTAGGATCAATCTCGGTGTCATCATCAGTTTTAAAATCTTCAGAGTCTTGGGATTCATGAGACTGCTGAGTCTGTGGTTTTTCTCCTTTAACCATTTCAGCAATGTCTGCACAAATTTGCAAAACTTCATCGTAAGTATTTGCAGAGAGGCATCGTTTGTAAATATCTGTCTCTTTTTCGTTGAGAGGCACATCTACTAATTGGCCGATTTTGGCGCGCAAATTGAGGCGATCAGCAAATCCAAGAGTTGATAAGTCAACACCAGAGATTTTAAAAAAGTCTTTTTCGATAAAGTGACGATAACCATTTTTAAAAGAGAGAACAAGACCAGGATAAGTGTCTCTCACAAGTCGTTCAATACGAACATCTTCAACAATGTTTCCAATATCAAATGGCAGAGTAGGAAACTTCTCTTTGAAACGAGTCACTGCATCTGATGGAGTATATAGAGCATGTCCAACTTCATGACCAATAAGTAAGTCAGACACATTCTTATTGTCTGTATTCCATGTTGGAAGACCAAGCACACGATTCTTGACATCAAAGAATGCTGTCTTGTAGTTGCCAATTGCAACTTGAATGTTTTCTTTAGCCAAGAGTTTGGCTAGGACTGTTTGACTCTCACGATTTGCTACTGCAACCATTATGAGACTATTCTAGCATAAAAATAGGCACTTGTAAATAAAAAAGTGAAAATTTATGAAAAAAGTGCGGAAGTTAAGCTACCAAAGACTTCGGGGGCCTTCAATTAGGCCATTTCCTTGATTTTTGTGAAGTTTTTAACCTTTTCAAACTCGATTTTTTGCTCAAATTTGCCTTCTAGAAGATCCTGCTTATGACTAATCACAAATATGCGTGTGTCTGCATCAAGGGTGTTCATAATTTTAAGTAGGTTGTCAATACCATCAGAATCAAGACTTGCGTCAAATACTTCGTCGAGAATGAGTAGATTTGTGTTGCTACTATTTTTCATCTTTGCGACTTGTCTCCATGCAAAGAGCAGACTCAAATCTATTCGTTGTTTTTCTCCTTCACTAAATGAACTATATGAAAAGTCATCGCGATGACGAGACTTTATGGTTTCTGTAAAATTCTCATCAAGATTAAATGAAACAAAAAAGTCAAGAGTTTGCAGATAATGATTGATAAGCTTGTTCATGACAGGAAGATATTGACGAATAATTTTTGTTTTTATTCCAGTGTCCTTTAAGAGTTCAGCAATAACTTCATTGTACATTCTCTCTTCGAGTTGAGTAGACTTGAGTTCTTGAAGTGTGTCTCTTTCAGAATAGAGAGAATCTAATGCATGTTGAGCATCAGCTGTCTCGGACGTCTCATGATGTGTGTTCATAAGTGTGGTCAGGTCAGAGATACGTTTTTCAAATCCAGCGATTAAATTTTGATTGCTATGTATCTTATTGTGTAATTTATTCAAACGCGCTAACTCAAGTGTTGCTTCTTGAACAGCATCACCAGTTTGCGTCAATGATTCCTTGAGCTTCTCATAGCCAGAATTTAATTCTTGCGCGCTATGCCTGCATTGAGAGATTTTATTTTCACGAATGTCATCACTAATGCTTTGATTGCATGTTGGACATTCAGTATGATTTTCATAAAACTGCGAGTCAGACACTATCTTTTTGATGTTATCTTTAATTTGTCTCTCGTATGACAGCAACGAAGCTTTTGTTTTTTCATGTCGTTGCAACTGACTCTGTGTCTTACCATAGGCATCGCTATACTCTGCGCCTAGCGTCAAATTTTCTGCATTCATAGCAGACACATTGGCTTTAAGACCATCTATCTCATCAAGATATTTTGCAGCATTGCTCTCATTTAGTTGTTGCAAATGCAGCATATGTTTCTTTTGCAACTCTATCTTTTCCTTTGTAGTAAATAGTTGGTTTTCAGTGTCTTTTAAATTATCCTTAAGTTTTGCCGCATTTTCTTTTAGCACTGCATTCATCTTGCTAAACACACCAATATCAAGTAGGTCCTCAATAACTTCGCGCCGGTGATGAGTACTGAGTTGCATAAACGGAATAAAGTTGCTACTACCAAGTACAACAACCTGATGAAAACTCTTATGATTCAACTTTAAGATATTTGTTTCAAGCAACTTTTGATAGTCGCGAGAATGAGATTCCTGGTTGACAAGTATTCCATTTTGCCAAATCTCAAAAATGTTTGGCTTGAGACCACGTATAATCTTGTAGTCTGAAGAGCCCATCTTAAACTCAACAGTTACAAGACAATTTTTGCCATTGATGCTATTGATAAGTTGTGGCTTGTTGATGTTACGATGAGGTTTACCAAAAAGTACAAATGACAGTGCATCAAGCATGAGTGACTTGCCTGAACCATTGTGCCCAACAATAAGCGTTGAACGAGTGCTGTTTAGGTTCATCGTAATTTCATTGTCGCCAACGCTTAAAAAATTACGATAACTCAAAGATGTAAAGATAATCATATGCCGTCAATTAATTGAGATTCAAGATAGAGTTCTTGTAGTTTAGATTTTATGCGGGTCTTATCAAGGTCTGTTTCAATAGCATCAACATAACTGTTTAATAAAGAAGAGGTGTCAGATATTTCAATAGATTCATCATCGATACTATCAGCAGAATATTCTACAAATGACTCAACTATTTTTAAGTCAAATGGTTCTGCAGTGTTTATTGAGTCAATATACTTATCAAAAGCATATGGATCTTTTTTAGATGTGACAACAACCTTTATATATGTTCCAGAGACTTCACTTGGTTCAACTAGGGTGACAGGACCAAGGGTGTCGTCATAGGTCAATCTTTTAAAGAGTGAAAGCGGGTTGCGAATCTCTGAAAGTTCACGGGTGTTTGTGTCTAATATATGAAAGTATTTGGGGTCATTGCAGTCTGCCCAAGTAATCTCATATGGCACACCAAGATAATGAATGTTGCCACGGCTGCTCTTTGTGTGATAGTGACCAGAGAGAACCATTTCATACCGAGAAAACAAATCTGCTGACATGCCATGACTGACTGCTGGAGCGCCCTTCATCATCTCAAAACCAGCAAGTTCCAAGTGAGCTCCAATTATTGGTGCGTGCGCTTTTTCAATAAAGGCACATGACTCTGCATAATTTTCAGGCGTAATCCATGGCAGCAACGCAACTGAGAGGCCATCATAGTCTCGCACCGTAGGGGACATAATCACATTTACATTCTTACTATGATATTGCAATAACTCAGTAAGGCTACAAAGTGAATTTGTATTTCTAAAAAATGTGTCATGATTGCCAGGAATAATATCCATGGTCATGCCATACTCTTCAAGTTTGTCAAGAAACATGGCTCGGTTACGTGCCAATACTTTGTAGTTAAGATATTTACGATGATCAAAGTAATCACCAAGATGAAGTATCTGAGTTATGTCCTGAGCCTGACAGGCCGGAAAAAAGACCTCAGAATAGAACCGCTCAGTGTAATCTATAAAGACGTCGCTACCATTTTTAACACCGGTATGGGTATCAGTGAGTATTGCTATTTTCATGAGATAAAACTGTCAAGAGCACCAATCTTTTGTGATTCTTCTTTGACTTTTTTCTGTGCGCGTGGCTTTTCACTTGTCTCAGCAACTTCATTGCTTTCTTTGTAAAAAGCGTCATTACGCTGGCGCATCTTTTCGACAAGTGATTCACCATAGTCTGAATCGTCTTCAAACTCAGCAAAGTTTCCAATGCCACCTTTTTCGATTAGTAGTTGCTTGATATCAGCCTGCTTCTTTTCTTTTGCAATACGACGTAAAAACGCATACCATGAAATTTGTGTAAAATATGAAAATGCATTTGGATTGCCAGTGCGCGTTGGCTTATTGATGTCATAATTCATAATGGCCTTGATACAATTTTCTACTGCATCCATAACCATGTCTTCACGATAACTATAATTCATAAAGTTTGGGCTGCGTGACAGTCCGTTTGCAATCTTCATAAAGCATTCACCAATATAGTTGGTAATTTGTCGAGGTTCTCGACCACTTGCTTTATCCTCTGTAACTGCACTTACATACTCAACAACAGCAGTAGAGAAATCTTTATTGTTGACATAGTCATCACCGCGTGATTTTCGTTTTGTCTTTTCAGTTTTCATAGCTTCATTATATACTATATTTTGCAAATGTAAATACTTTTTTACATCTATGTGAATTTTGTTATTTACATAGATTATAAAAGAGTGTATAATAATCTATGATTGTTTGATAGTCATCATACATTCTTCCAACGATCTAAGAAAATATTCCATAATTCTTCGTCAGATTGTGATTCTTCTGGTGGATCAATTTCAGGAATGGGATAATTTAAATCTTCTGATTCATCCAATTCATTCTCATCTGTTTCTTTAGAAGAATTGGACATCAAGTGAAGTAGTCTCTGATATATAAGTGCTTCTGTATATTTACGTTTAACCTCATCAGAGGTATCAGATTCTGTTTCAATACTACGATCATAGACAATACAATTTTCACTGTCATTCCCAGCTACAAGTGGTAGCATTACTTGGGTATAGACTCCAGACTTTACAAGTGCTTTTCTTATTTCTAGTGGATAATTTAACTGTATGCCATCTTCATAGGCATGCACAACTTCTCCTATAAGAACTTTACCACTCGACAATGTAAAAACCCGTATGTCAAGATCTTTTACTTTTGAATATAAGCCATCAATCATTGCAGTGGTATTTCATATAGTTTATAGTTAAACCCTTCCTTTGCATACATTTTGGTACGCTCTATTGCGTGTTGCAGCGTGTAATTCTTTTTCTTTTTCCATGAGAAGTTGTCTGATATGTCATAGACTGTTGTTGGTCGACCATCATCAGATTTTCGTAGTCCTCGACCAATGCTTTGCAATACACGTATTTGACTCTTTGTTGGCGCAGCAAATATAATCTGGTGCAGATTTTTGATATTGATTCCTGTACTAAATGTACCAACACTCGCCACAATAATTGCATTGTTTTGTGTTTCAGTTAATTCACGTATGTGTTCTCTGTTTGTTGCGTCTACTTCTCCAGACACATAAAATATATGTCTATCAGAATCACCATTAATACTACTTATAAGTTCAAAAAGAGGTTTGCCATGTTTCTGAACTAGATTAAAGAGTACGAGTGTATTGCCCTTTTGATCGAGTGCAAGGTTTGCTATAAAAGAGTTTCGACCAGCATGAGTCACAATTGCATCTATTTCAGTTTGATAGTCGGCTTTAGAGATTACCTTTTTAAGTTCATCACTGTGGTTGCATACAATACATTTAATTTTTAATGCAGCAAGAGTATCGTTATCAATAAGCTCTTTTGTTGTAATTACTCGATGAGTTGGACCAAAATTGCCAACAAGTACTCGTTCATTGCAAAGACTGCCATCAAGGGTGCCAGTAGTGCCTATGCGATAACATGCATTAACACATGCAGACATAATCGTATTTAAACTTTTTGCTTTGAAGAGATGTGCTTCATCTCCTATAACCATACCATAGCTTTGAAACCAGGATTTTTGTAATGTGATTGCGCTTTGCCATGTAGTAATAATAACACGAGACTCTATGTTATGCTTTTCTTTGCCTGAATATATTTTATGCACTTCGCTGTCAACATCAAATGATACATCATGCTGCGAATAGTCTGCAAAGTCTTTTGTCATTTGCTCGACCAAACTTGTGGTGGGAACTACAATCAATACCTTTTGGTCATAGTGTTCTAAAAACCAACGAACACACAGGTAGATAATTAAACTTTTTCCAGAGCCAGTAGGTGATATTACAAGACTGCGTCCTTCAGTGCAAGCATGTACATATGCTTCAAGTTGATAGTCTCGTGGTGCTATCTGCGTTTCACCACCTGTAATATGTAAACTATTTGCATAATCTAACAATGACTGTGATGTTGGTACATCTCGTTCAGTTATGCTAGGATGCAATTCATAACTATAACCATGAGAGTTTGCAAACTTTAACACTTCAAACAACAATCCATATGGCAAACGACCAGTACGTGAATCATAGAGACGCACCTTGCCGTCCCACATCTTATTTCGATACAGCGGCATAAACTTATAGCCTTCAGCAAAAAATGTAAAATGTTCTGAAAGTTCCATAAGAATTCCAGAATCATTAGAAACTATTCTCAATGAAGTTTCGTCAACTTTAGTTATGCCTAGGTTTGTCATCAAACGCCTGACGTAAATCGCTTCCAGTCTATGATATTTTTAATTGTAGACTGTCTCCACTTTATATTGTCCATAATATCTTTAAGAGCTTCAACAATTGTAGATTGATATTCTATTTGTCCTTGAAGTTTCATAATATCAGAGTCAGTAGAGTAAAACAATTCCATGTCACTTTTAAGCGGTTTGCTCATGCCAGAGAATGGATCATACTGCCATCCTTTGGCATCCATTTCGTCTTTGGTCATCTTACCATTGTAGTAGAGCCATTTATCTTTGCGTAAATGAGCCATAGAGAGCTCTTTCTTTTTGAGATTTAACTTTGCGATGCTATAGAGTTCTAGATATTTAGAATGTAAACTAGCACCTTTTACACTTGTTTCATCTAAATTAATCTCATCAATAACACTATCAGTTTCCCATAATTTAAGTATATCTTCAAGTTGCATCATAATATATTATATATCATTATAAAAATTCAAAATAATCATAACGAAAAGTAACATCTACATAGGCATATTCTGATTCGGTTTGTTGTACATTAAACTCTAGCCCTCCTATATTTGTAGGAAATGCATTTGCAAAACGTACACTGCGAGATATATTGTTATGATTTGTTAAAAAGTGTAACGTCATGTCATGGTTAATTAGTGTGTTGGATGATGTATTAGCATAGATCCAATTAAAAATCTCTCGATACGACTCTAATCTTTCATCTATTGCAATGCGCACAGTTAGTGGATCATACACTAATTTATCACCTGGAACAAACCCTTGTAAGTTTCGAAATCCAGTTGTAACCTCTGGCAATGACACAGCAGGAAAACTTGCACTTACAGCAAAATATTGAGTGTGCTTAAAGTCTTCAGCATGTATGTAGAGTTTGAATCCAGTTAACGCTAATAAATTTGAATCTATCATACTATTATTTATGCAAAAAAGAGGCTACCCTTTCGGGTAGCCTCTAATTTTAAGGATTTAACCTATTACAATAACTTATCCAACTGGATTTGAATAGGTAGTACCACCAATACCAGTTACGGTGAACTTACGGAAGTATGGGTTTGCATCATCTGCTCCGAGTTCGTTTGTAGCTTGACCATTGCTGAATTGAAGAGCAAATGGGTTAGCAACGAGACCATAACGAGTCTTGAAGCCAATCTTTGGTTGGAATGTGTTTTGATCAACTGCACGAACCATTGTGAGTGGAACGTATGGGCAATAGAAAAGACCTGCGTCATATGCGTTTGAACCACGATAGCCAACAGTTACATAGTCGTCAGTTGCAAATGGGTCGATGAATACCTTCATGCGACCATTGATAACACCCGCGAATACGTTGCCCGTGTCGTCAACGTTGAGGTTGGTTGCAAGAGCTGGAGCATAGTCAAGAACACCAGCAGCGGCAAGAGCACTTGCAACATTGCTGCTGCAAAGTACGAAGTTTGCCTTGCCACGGCGTGTTGCCTTAGCAACTGCGTTAGCTTCAACTTCAATTTGGAAGAGAAGTGACTTGAACTTTTCAACAGCCCAACGACCATCAGCATCTTGATCAAGGTCAAAACCACCGTTTACGCCACCAACAACTGCTTTTTCTCTGACAGTTTTGATAACTTCGCGGTTGATTTCAGCGAGGATTTCAGTGCTGAGGATGTTTGCAAGCTCAGCTTCTGCATCGAGACCGTGAACTGCCTTGAGGTCTTGAGCAAGTTCCATTGAGTATTCTGCTTTAAGAGCACGTGTCTTAGCAGTAACAGTTGTTTTGTCAACTGTAAAGCCCATATTACCGAAACCGCCGTCAGCAGCAGTGTAACCATTTGTGTAGTCGGTAGAATTGCCGCTGAGTGTTTCGCCCTTGGCAGTAGTAACTGGACCAGAGAATGATGTGTCAGGCGCATTGAAGAGAGCTTCTGTGTTTGTGAATGCAGCATTCACATTTGCTTGCTTTTGATAGTTGCTCTTCATCGCGAAGATCAAGCCAGTTGGCATGGTCATTGGCTGAACACCAGCGATATCATAAGCAACGATATTTGGCATAGCACGACGAACGAGGCTGATAAGAACTGGGTCCCAGTTTTGTACAGCTGTTGTTGCCGTGCCTTCTGACAGATAAGCAGCTTGGGAATTTTCTTCCTTGAGTGCTTTTTCTTGGTTTTCGAGAAGAACTGCAGTAATTGACTTACGATAGTTGTCCTTGAACTTAGGGGCGTCTTGAGCCTCAAGAATTGGGGCCCACTTTTTTTCTAGTGTTTCTGAATTAAACATAATAGTATTTTTTCTTTATTGTTTGTTGTTGTTGTTTGGGGTTGGAACCTTTATCCTTATGCTGCAACAGTAGCTTCGTTTGCCTTGTTTAAGCGGGATAATGCGGTCAAGTATTTTTGCATTGCAGGCGAAACTGTTTCTTCTGCAATTGTTTCATTTTCTATAACTGTTTCAGTTGTTATATAGGAAGATTCATTGGCATTTTCTTCAACCAATGTTTCTGTTTCTTCGACTGCAGCGCCATTAAGGTAAAATTCCTTGATGGTAGCTACCTTCTTGCGAAATGATGTTTCTGATGTGCATTCGATATCTTCAAGTAATGACTTGAGTTTTTCAACTTGGGTGTCAGCAAGATCTGTTGTAGACTCAGAGATTACCTTTTCACGAGTAAGGCTATTAACCTTTTCGTTGAGGGCAAGCACTGTGTTTTCCAATTCTGAAGACTCAGTTTGAAGTTGAGCGATTGAAGTTTCCATCTCAGCGACCAAATCCTGCTTGGACTCAGGCACTTCAATATAGTTTTCAACAAATACTGTCTTGAGTGATTGAATAAAGTTTTCAGCAATTTGTGTACGGAGTCCGCCTTCGATTGCAACCTTGTTATCTTCTACCCAGCTTTCAACTGCATAGGTAAGATAGTTGTCAATCTTTTCAACGAGTTCTTCTTTAATTGTTTCTACTTCTTCAATAAGAGCGACTGCATAGCTTTCTTTAAGAGTTTCTTCAGTTTCTTTGAGCTTGCTCTTAACAGCAGCTTCAAAGATTGTAGTAGCTTTTTCTTTAAACTCTTCAGTCAATCCGGTTTCACTTTCAACGAGACGAGTAATGTCAGATGTATCAATTGAGATTGTGTTTTCTTCAATAACTTCTTCAGTTTCTTCTTTCATCTCAACTTCTTTTTCGTCTTCCATTTCTTCTTCGCCAAGTCCACTTGTGATCATACCAACAGCTGCACCATAATCTCCATCAGCCTTTTTAAGGATGCCTTCGATTGCGGCCATTGCTTTGGCTTCGTCATATTTGTCTCCATGAGCAGCCTTAAGAATACCTTTAGCGTATGAAGTAAACTCTTCATCAGAGTTTACTTCAGCTTCTTCAGATACCTTTTTAGCTTCAGTCATTTCTTCCTCATCTTCACCTTCTTTAGAATCAGATTCGCATGATTCTCCTTCTTCATCTTCCATGTCTTCTCCCTCTTTCTTACACTTGCCTTCTGCAATCTCAGTTTGTTCCTGATCAAGCTCTAAGGTTTCGTCAAGAGAAAGTAATGTTTCTTCGTTGATGTCTTCAATGACATCTGTTGTGTTTTCAATTTGTGTATTTTCCATATATTACTTTTTTCTATTGTTTAGAGTTTGGAGAGGAAATCAGTCCAGATTTTTGTTTGTGCTTCGGCAAGACTTGCAGAAGAGGCCTTTTTGATTTCTGTCTCATACTTTTCAAGCTGTTGCGCCTTTAACAAGCCATTGTCCCAGATCCATTCGACACCTTCCATAATTCCATTTACAAAAGCAGATGGAGCACTTGGGTCTTGAACAATATCTACGGTTGACAACACAAAGTCGTCATTAACAAAGGATTGGCCGTTTTTACTCGCAACGGTTCCCATACCACGACTAGAGACGCCTAGTTGACAACCACCTTCTAAAAGTCCTTTCACAATTTTACCCATTGGTGTGTCAAGTATAAGCGCCTTTCCAACAACA